ACAGGATTTCGACCCGCCTTCTTGTTAGCAAAATCAGTAGACTCAACAAGTAGTTGGTATATATTTGATAACAAACGTGAAGGTTATAATGTAGACAATGATTCCCTTCTTGCTGATACATCAGGAACAGAAACAACAACTGACATGGTGGATTTACTTTCAAATGGTTTTAAGTTGCGTAGAGGTGCTGACCCGAATATTGCAGAAACCTTTGTATATTTGGCCATTGCCGACCAGCCTTTCAAATATGCCAACGCTAGGTGAAAAAAATCTATATACCCCTTGAAATGTCTGTAGAGAATACCTATATATAATACAACGATGCCATTAAGGGTCGTTGTATAAAAATCTTGCTTTTTTAAGGAGAACTATTATGGTTACAAGCAAAACGCTAAGTCTATCAAATTTTCACACACTCGCACCGAATACTGTAGGATGGGAACGTCATCTTAACCGATTGAGCGATTATCATTCCGTAGCACAAACAGGATTCCCCCCATACAATATCATTCAAGAAGGAGATTTTGATTATAAAATCGAACTTGCTCTTGCTGGATTCAGTAAAGATGATATTGAAGTAAAGGTGGCAGATGGTGTATTATCTATTAAATCTACTAAAGATAATGAAACAGGTGGTGAAGACATAAATACTCTACACAAAGGTATCTCATACAGAAAGTTTAATCGCAAGTATGATCTTGCAGACGATATTGTAGTAAAGGATGCTAAACTAGAAAATGGACTTTTAACAATTCATCTGGAGAGAATTATTCCAGAAGAAAAAAAACCAAGAGTAATTGAAATTAACTAAAGGAGAAAATTTATGGCAAGAGTCACAAGAAAACCCGCTTCAAAAACAAGAGCAGCAATGTCAGGAGATCGTATTCCAGCATCTGTTGATAAACAGAAAGTAGAAAGCACTGCAGCTGCATGGAAAAATGCAGGCAAAGGTGATTACTACCAATCAGATCAATACAAAGCTTTGATGGGTAAATAAAAAAAAGGAAAGGGGGTTGACATGATCCCCTTTCCATGTTACTATTGATAATCAAATCCATAAAAGGAGAATTATATTATGGGAATCAAAATTTTTGATCTACCGCCAGGCGGTTTAAAAGATGGTGCTGTTGCATCATTCAATGGAGAAGAATCTGATAAGTCTGTCAAAGATTCTTTACCCCTAGAAAAAATGGGTGAACCAAATAAAGTTGTTGAAAAATCAGTTGAGGTTGCTCCAACAGAAATTACTGAAGATATGACTGAAAATGATATTGAACGTATTCCAGTTCGTGGTGAAATTGTTATAGAACAAATCTCACCAGAAGACCCACCACAAAGAAAATATGTAACGTATGATAAACTTGATCGTGTTGTATCTTCTGATCCAGAAGGTACACCAGAGTTTACAGCTGCAACAGGTGTTGTTGGTGAAATGCGAGCAGCACTAAAAACTATGATTGGTGCATCTATGTTGCGAGTAGAACTTCCAGATGATGTGGTTGAAGAATTAAATCAGTATATTGATGATGAAGTTATTCCAGCAGATGTTAGTGCATCTGAAAAATTAGTTGGACAAATTAATAGTACCGACAAATCAAAACAACTTGTGTTTGATCTAAACTCTGAGGCTGGTGGTTCATTTAAAACAGTTCTGGACAAACTTGGTAAGACATTTGTTAGTCGTGGTTTTGGTGCAGATGTAGTTGCAGATACTTTTGAGGCATGGACAGTACACAGTTATGCTGGTGACTATAATCCACTACACAATCATGGTTGTCACACTATGGCTGGGTTGTCATGTATTCTATACTTAAAAGTTCCAGAGTGTATTCAAAATGCAGTTCCCCCTGCTGAACATGGTGAATCTACTGATGGGTTGACATATTTTAATTGGGGTCAAGCAACCAGTGTTGACATTGATATGTTAAGACCTGTTACAGAAGAATATGTAAAACCAGAAGCTGGTACTATGTTGATATTCCCATCGTGGTTGAAACACGCAGTTATGCCATTCTCTGGTGAGGGTGAACGTAGGACATTCTCTGCAAATATAAATGTATTCAAAATGTCAGAATTTGATGGAATGTCAGAAGAACAACAGATTGCGAAAATTGAAAAGTTCAGAGGTTAATTTGAATTACAAATATAATGAAGATATTACTTTAGAGGAACTAAGGGAATATATTGACTCCACTTATGATGCACACTATAGCAAGGACAAGTTTCAGGCTACAGAGTTCATCATAGATGGTGGTCATGGTGAGGGTTTTTGTATCGGGAACATACTCAAGTATGCACAACGATACGGAAAAAAGAATGGTAAGAACAGAAATGACTTGCTAAAAGTGATACACTATGGTATAATAGCGTTATACATTAATGAAATGGAGAATATTGAAAATGAAACTAAGTAGTCACACTACTTCTGTATTGAAGAACTTTGCAACGATTAATCAAAATCTTGTAATTAAAGAAGGTAACACAATTACAACTATGTCTGCAATGAAGAACATCATTGCAAAAGCAGAGGTTGAAGAAACCTTTCCACAAGAGATTGCAATCTATGACTTGAACGAGTTTCTTGCAGCCATGTCTCTGTTTAAAGAACCTGTATTGGATTTCCAAGACAGTTATGTTGTTATCAAAGAAGAGAACAGCAAGTCTAAAGGATTACGTTACTGGTACTCTGATCCGTCTGTTGTTACATCACCTACCAAGATGATTACAATGCCATCAGAGGAAGTCAAGTTCACCATGTCTAACGAAGACTTAAACAAACTGAAACGTGCTGCATCTGTAATCGGAGCTCCTGATTTGGTTCTACAAAAGAATGGTAGTGATCCATCTACACTTACTGCTTGTGACAAGAAGAATGATACTGCAAACGATTATTCACTGGATTGTCCTGTTGATGGTGAAGGTGAGTTTAAGTTTTGGTTTAAGGTCGAAAACATGAAATTGTTGGATGGTACTTATGATGTAGAAATTTCATCTAAGAATATCAGCCACTATAAGAACAAGGGAACTGATGTAGAATACTGGATTGCCCTTGAACCAGAATCAACATATTCTGCATAAAAAAACAAAATAATGAAAAAAGGGGGTTGACATTGCCTCCTTTTTCGTGTACTATGTAATAGTAAGATGAATTGTAACTAGAGAGATTATTATGAATTATCCATTTGAGATTAAAGAAGATGTCGCCCTAGAGGGGTTTGCAAAAAAACCTGTTTTGATGAAGGGTATGACTCTTGAAAAGATGTGTTATGTCAAAGTTAAAGGCATTGATATTGCATATGCAAACTTTGGTAGAAACGAAGGTAAGACTGATGGTAATACTGTTAAGGATTTGAGGACTGAAGTTCGTGAGAATCGTTATGAGGGTCAGTACCATGAACCTCCTGTAATTACACCAGAAGGTAAATTGGTTGCTGGAAAACACAGGTTTAAGGCTTTTATTGCAGAAAATGAAGAATATATTTGGGCTGCTATTGTTAAGTTTCCAAATACTAAAGTTCTGCGTCAGTACGCAATTCGTGAGAATTTGACAAGAAACCCTAAGAATGTTGCTGACATTTCGGATGTTGTTTCTAATGTAATCTCTGCTATTGCTGCTGGTGATTGCAACAAGAACAAGACCGCAATCCACGCTTACTTGAAAGAGATTGGTTGGAAGGAACAGATTGCAAAAACTGTGGACACTATTTGTTCTGCTGTTATAGAAGATTATAAACAGACTGATAATGTCACTAGGGATGAGTTGCTTCGTGCAGTTGATGATGAATATGGAATTGATGTTAATGCTGCAACACAGTGGGTTGTTGCAACTCTGAGGGGTGGTGGTTCTGTTGAGTCAACTGACAGATATTCAAGGTTGTGGAAAAATGTTTATCCCTTGCTCGTATCGGGTCTTGATGTTAATATTGCAGTTGGTTTGACTAACACTCTTGCAAAAGACATTTCAGAAGTAAGAAAAGATATCAACAACACTTTTTTGTCCAACCATGTTCAGATGTGTCACGATGTTGCAAATGCTGACAATGAAGGTAAGTTGGGTAAGATTAACTGGTTGTTCAAAACACAGGTTGAAGGTGAAATT